TTGTCGTCCGTGTTGTCGATCGCGGTCAGGCCGGTCGCATGCGTGCCTGAGTAGTTCGCCTGCGTGCTGCCATAGAGGATGCGATCCTTGTTCTTGGCAGAGAACGCGTTTCGGGTGGTCGCATCGGCTGCCGAGAACGGCGTACCGTCCGACATTTTATGGAAGCACTCGATCAGCCGGTATTTGACGTTCTCCGTCGACCATTCTTTCAGACGCGGGCGCGCCTGGGCCATGAAATCGACGGCGGACTTTTCTCGGTCCTTCTTCGTCGCGAGCACGGCCTGTCGCCGAAACTCCCAGGTGATGTCCTGGTAATACTGATCAAGCTGCTGTTCGTTGCCGGTCAACGAGGTGTTGCCGGTGACGCCGGAGCCGCCGAGCTTGCCCATCAGAGGGATGCGGATCGTGTATCCGTCCGTCTGCAGGTCGTTCACGACGTGGATGATGTCGGTGTCGGCATCGCCCATGTAGGTGTCAAAGCCGGTGTCACGGATGTACTCCGTGATGAACTTCGAGCGCCATTTGGTAAGCTCGAGCCCGGAAAGGGTCGGAGTGGTTGCCATGTTGGAGATCTTTCGTGATCAGGGGTTGGGGATCACGAAGCGCGTCTGATGCGGCTTACTTTCGCTTTCGGTTTGAACCGAAAACGTTGCCCATGATGGCTTCGTCGCTAACGGGAACAGCAGCGTTCGATCCCGTTCCGGTCGCGTCTGCGAGGGAGCCTGGGAACTGCTGTACTGGGGGCGGCGTCTGTCCCGGCATCACTGCCCGGTTTCCGGTCTTCAATTCTTCCAGCACCTTGGCGCGGATCTTGTCCTCAAGCGTCTTCTCATAGGCGTCCGGGTCTTCACCCACTCGGGCCAAGACCTGCTGATGGCGGTGCCATTTCACCAGTTCGCCGTAGCAATCTCTGCTGCCGACGAAGGATCTGAGAACACCGGCCTGCTGCGCTGCCTGAAACGCGGCATCGACGACCTGATCGCCGTGCTTGTTCCGGGCAAACATCTCGGAGGTGTTCAAACGCTGGTTGAGAAGAGCCTGTTGGAATTGTTCCTGTTGGAACGCCATGGCGCCGGCCGGATCGAGGTTAGGATCGGGCGGCGGTTGATGCGGTTGGGCTTGCGCCTGAATTCTGCGCTGGATTTCTTCGACCTGGGCCTGAGTGCGGCGCCAGTTGTCTTCGGCATACTTGCGCAGACGAGCTTCTTCATCGCGTGCTTTTTCCGCCGACTGGCGTTTTTCACGTTCTGAGGTCAGCTCTTTGAGAGGGACAAATCTCCCTGTTGATGGATCGCGGTATCCTTTGGGCTCCGCGTCGGTTGCTTCGGGCTTTGCCTCTGGCTCTGCCGCTTCTTTCGATTGCGGTTCGGCTGTCGGTTCTGCTGCCTTGGCTTCCGGCTCGGCGGGAGCGGCGGTATCTGCCCCCCTCTCGCGGCCACTCGAAAACACGTCATTCAAAAGGGTATCGTCTGCCGACTGTTCAGTCGTCATTGTCTCTCTCCGCAGTATCGTTGCTGGTCACGAAAGCAGCCGATGTCGCCCGGCTGGTGCGAGGTTCATCCGATTACGCGCGGATGGTCGCGAAACGCCGGTTCGGCCGGCGAGGCCTACGCACGAAACACTACATTTACTCTGGCTTGTAATCCTTGAAGGGACGGTCGTGGCCCGCGGCGACTTCTCTCGTCGCATCCGCCCTGAGCGCGAGTTCATCGAGACGATGCCAGAACGCGTTGCAGTCGCGCTTGGCGTTACCGGCGACCGCCGCATCATGATTGCCGAGCAGCGTCGTGAGATGCCGACGGAGGGCGCCAATGCGGTCGAGGCAATCGTAAACTTCGTGTGCCCGAGCAATCGCGCTTAGGCGTTTCATTTCGGCGTCGAGGCTCATTGCATCCCTGCGATTTGTGGGTTGACGGGTAACCCGCCCGGCATTCCTGACGGAGGCGGTAAGGCTGCGTTCTGTTGCGGCAACGGTTGCCCGGGTTGCTGCTGCTCGTCTGGATCAGGCGGAGTCTGGGGCGGTGGCGCGTTCTCTGCGTATTGCTCGATTGTCGGTTGTCGATATTGCAGCGGGAACATGTTCAACGCCTGCATTGCGGCCATCATGTCCGGCGCCGCTGGCGGAGCTTGCGGGATGGTGTTGCCCATCTCGTCCATCATCGGCTTCTGCTGCTGTGGCGTGAACGCCTTCGCGAGCGCCGCAACGGCCTGGGCTCTCTGATACTCGGCTTGCGCCACGTTCTTGTCGACCGTCGATGCCTGAACCAGCTGTTCGAGCCGAGCCATGCGCTGCTGCATCTGCTGCACAACCGGGTCTGGCTGTGTCGCCTCGTCGATCATCTTGAACAAACGTTCCTTATTCGGAGCGTTCGAGAGTTCGATCAGCACTTTCGGCGGAACCGCATTCGGACCAAGCTGCGAAAGCGTCTGCAACAGCTCCTCGTTCATCGTGATAACGTCCGGGCCTTCCTCCATGATGATGTCGACATCGATCATGGCGACGACGTTCTGGCTCACAGCCTGCCCGGTCTGAGGGTCGATGTTGTACTGGTTGAGCCCGATGAACTGCGGAGCGTCGTTCTCGTCCGTGATCCTGATCCACTTCTCTGCTGTCCAGGACTGTTTGATACGTGACCAGAGCTTGCGATAGACGCGGAGCTTCCAATCACGATTGCGCTCGAACACGGGCGACAATTCGGTCATGCCCGAGTCACGTTGAGCGAGTATTGCCCGGCCGGACTGATCCGCGACGCCGCCACCCTTGCCGATCAGGCCAGGGTTGGGCCCGAGGTTTTCAAGTGAGGCCTGCGCCTGCTCGAGCAATTGCAGCTGCCCGGCAACGTCCATCGAGTGGTCGACAATGCCGACCTCCTTACCCCAATCTCCGTCGTGCTCGATCATGCCGTCGGGCTTCGCGAGTTCTGATCGCGTCTTATCGACGTCTTCGAGCGTGCCACGGCGGAAGTGAAGCTGCTTGGTCGTGAACAGGTGCAGAGCCTTGGACCGGCGATGGTTCGCCTCGTCCTGCATCGGCTTCATGCTGCGGATCGGGCCGTAACGGTTGCCTCTCTCGTCCACATAAGGCGACCATGCCGCGTAAGGGCAATCCGGCTTTCCTTCATCATCGAGATACGGCGAAACTCCGCCGTCGAGCATCACTTCGCCGACGAAGTAGCAATACGTCCACCCCCGCGGTGTCTTCTCCCAGAACTCGACGACGCGGACGCGGCGGCTTTCGAACTCAGCCCACGCTGTCTCCTGGTTCTGATCAGCACGGGAGAGAATGCCGCCGGCAGCGACACTGTCGATGATCTGCTGGAGCTGTTGCGCCTTGTCCGGCCATTTCTCCTTGGCGTCGTCGATGTCCATCCAAAGATGCAGGCCCATGTAGCGCGCATCTTCGAAGTCTGGACGTTTCGAGCGAGGGTCGTAGAAGAAGCGATCGCTCTGAACGGATTTGATCTCTGGATCAGGCCCGGTCATGCCCTGCTTGATGCCGACGAAGCAGACGCCAATCCCCCGCACCAGACCGTCATGCGTGCCGGCCGACCCTACGAACTCCCAACGGTTGATGTCGCAGGCATACCTCATGCCTGCCGTGGCAACGTCAGCGGATTGCTCGTCATTCGGCGTGCGCGGATAGCCTTTGGGGTCACGGCGCATGCGCTGCTCGACGCCAACGAGGAAATCAATCTTGCGCGCAATGCGATTATCGAAGATCGGCGCCTGACCGCGCTTCCTCAGCTTCCGGGCTTCTTCCTCTGTCCAGTGCCCCGTGCTGTTGTAGTAGCCCTCGTGGACAAGCTGCTCGTTGATTTCAAACTGCTTGTTCGTCTCGTAGGCGGTGAACCATTTGCGGTATCGGCCAAGGTCGGGCGTGAACGCTTGCGCCTCTGCCGGAACGAGGGCGGTGCTTGGAGTCATCGAGACTTCCATCCGTCGCTATTCCTATCCTCGTTCAATCGCTTGTAGCCGCTGGCCTGAGATGCTGTTGGCTCTTTCGGCTTCGAAGCCGGGATCAGTTCGTCAAGCATCCGGCCGATGAGACCGAACGCGTCCACCTGGTCGTCATGCTTGCCCGCGGGGAACACGAGAAGCTCTTGCGTGAAGTCGGCGAGCCACGGTGCTTTCGATGGCAGGTAGACCCGCCCCATCGACGTGCGCGCCTGGATCGACCGTGACCGCGTGGGCTTATCGGCAGCGGATGCCACCTGTTCGCGCCGGCAGTAAACGCATTCCTCTCGCATGCGCTTTTCGAGAAACGGCCCAATAGACTTGATGATCTGGCCCTGTTCTTCCACCCACATCAGCGGCTTGTGCATCCGAACGAGATCGAGCCATGCGCCGATCCATGCATCCGATGACGTTTGCCCCCGCCATAGATCGAGGACGTACAGATTGTCATCCGGATCGATGCCGACCACGATATGAACCGTGTAGTCGCCGTCGCCTTCCGTGACGGCATAGTCAGACGCTCCATAGATCCTGAGTTGCTTCGGCCTGTTCTCGTACCAGCGGAACCAATCCCGCTTGAAATACGCGCCTTCGTCTGGTGCTGGGCGTTGCTGATAGAGAGCCGACCAGTCTCGCGGCAGCGTCGAGCGTTTGATGCGCTCCAACTGATCGAGCGGATAGAACTCCGGCCATAGCGCCTGCCCGTCCGGGCTGATCGCGGGCAGTTCCAAAATATCCCACGTGTCGCCGCCTCTCGCCTGCTCTTCCAGCAACCAACCTGTCAGGTCGTCTTCGTGCCATCGGGTCTGCACCACGATCACGGCGCGCGGAAAGCGTGAGAGGACGACTGACGAATACCACTGCTTCACCTTTTCACGGGTGCGCTCGCTGTCCGCTTCCTCTCTATCTTTCAGCGGATCATCGATCAGAACGATCGGGCCAACGGTGCCACGCCCCGTCAGTGCCGTGCCGACACCAGCCGAGATGTAGAATCCACCCTGCGACGTGCGCCAGAAGCCCTTGGCTCTCGTGTCTTCTTTCAACTCGACGTTCGGGAAGAGATTTCGATAGGCCGCGCTCTTGACGATATCGCGAACTTCGCCGCCGAATTCCTCTGCCTTGTCCAGGTTGTACGACGCCGACATGATGGTTGCTTCGGGGTTGCGCCCCAGGAACCAAGCAGGAAAGCGTCTCGAACCGAGTTCCGATTTGCCGTGCCGCGGCGGCATGTTGATCATCAGACGATCAATCTTGCCGTCTTCGATTGCCTCAAGCTTTTCAGCAATCAAACGATGATGCGCAGCCGGCCGATAGGCCCGGTTCGTGTATTCGCTGAATTCAATTAGCCCGCGGCGGGCGTGGCGCCGCTTCAGCAGCTCCGTTGCCGCTTCCGCGGGCGATATTTCCAAGTTCAGCATCGCTCAGGTCTTCGACACCCTGCTTGTGTGTGACTTCGCGCTTTTCGACGATGAGGCCATGAAGCTTTGCGAGGCCCATGGCCGCCGTGACTGCAGCTCCGGATTGAGCATTCTGCCGGGCCAGCTCTCGATCTGCCTTCAGCATCTCCGTTATGGAATCGACCGTTACATCGTGGCGCTTCTGGTGTTTGAGTTGCAGACGCTCCACCGTTAGTGCGACGTTAGCGTCTTTCAAAAGCTTACAGGCGTTCACCTTTATGGCTTCGGGTTTCATCTTCCCGGCATTGTAGGAACGGCGATAAGCCTCGCTCGCATTCCCTGTTTCAACATAGGCGCGGGCAAAGGCTTCCTGCTTCGGTGTCATCTGTAATCCCTGCCGCAACAATCATGGTCCACAAAGCGCGAGGCCTGGACGTTGAAGCTGCCCTCTATCGCTCCAGCGCCAGATCCCGTTGACACCCAGCGATAACACCAGCGTCCGCCATGATCCGGCGTAAGATCCAGGAAGTAATTGCCGATCGATGCCTTCTGCAATTCGACATCAGTTCCGTAGGCATACGTTTGCTTCTTTCCGCACGGTGAAAAGATCTGAGCCTCGACCGTGTCAGGATCAACGAAGTTTCCCGTGGCCTGATCTTGGAATGCTGTCGTCAGTCTCAACGGCTGGCCTGGTGCTATCTTTCCCGGTGTTATCACAGGCGACCTCCGCCAACGCTAATATGCGTGAGAGACGACCCCCTGGCTTGGGTTCTTCCAATGTTGGCCCCTGCCATCGTCATCGTTCTTTTTCCGCTGAAAGCTGCTGGAGTGTTGGCGTACCCACCGTCACCGATCCGCGCCAGAACTCTCGCTGCAACGTGGGCCGTTGCGATAAGCGACGCATCCTCAAGAACTATTCC